TGCAGGCCTTGTTCACCAATCATTATTCACTCAATTTCTTTTTAAAATCATTAACTACAGCATCTACGTAAGAGGCTTTTAATATTTTAATTCTACGCTTAGACTCATTAACTTCATCTTCATATACTAAATTAGTAACTGGGGTACCTGTAAGGGTAGTAGTACTGGATATATTACCAATTACAGATGTATTGGAGGCCAGTACAAATTGATCACCAGAAATAAATCCCCCGGTAGTTACAGTTACAAATACATTTGAATTGCTTATCTTAGATGTAATAACCCCTGAACCAATATTAGTATTATTGGTGATAGGATCGTTAAGTGCAAAATTACCGAAAGAGTTATTAGAGGTAAGTATTACATTACCGTTAATATAATTAAGGTTAGCATCTTCATAGTGATGTATACCATTTACGTCTGTATATTTACTTGTAACATACAGATTAAGATTATTGGTGCTTAAAGGCCAATCAAATCTAGGGTCTATAATCTCATTGTAATGCAATATTATCCAATGAAGTTCAGGATTACTATAAAACTTATCTGCAACCAGCTCTGGCGTCTCTCCATCCTTAACATCGTACTCATCAAATAATCCTAAATTAGTCTTTACCTCATCTGATAGAGTAACCCGTGCAGTTATATTGGTAACTACTTGTACTGTACTTGTGTCATCCAGTGAATAAAATGTATACGGAAAACTTTTAAAGTACATTAGTAGCCTTGATTAATCATTGATTTAGTAAGAACTTCCAATTCTCTAAACGTCAAAGACATATTTATTTCAGTAGGAGACCCATCTCTAAAGGATGAAAATTGTTCCCCACCATATGTTACATCCATTGATTCAAGTACACAGGTAGCAAATTTGTGAAAGTAAGGATTCTTTTCATTACCGAAATAATAAGTTATATTAAACTCTGAGGGATATATAAAAAATAATTTACCTTCAGACATTTCAGGATGCATATGAAATTTAAATGTTTCAATAATTTTATAAACAGCATCTGATTCGGTTTTATTTTTAGGATAAAATTTATATTTAAAAGCAAAAGATCTAAAGTCAACCGATTCAAAAACTGTTTCTTTAAATGGATTTAATGCTGTTCCTGAGGAAATACTTAAAGCAGAACTAACGTCTGCAGCACCAAATGCACCTGGTAATTTAGCGAGAGAGGCACCTAGAGCAGAACCAGACTCGCCTCCAAGATTCATTAAATTTTCAACTGCTCCCCCACTTAGTGCACCCAACAAAGTACCAAGTTCTTTATTAGCATAGTTCATACTGTATTTAACTGTAGGGGGCCCATCTACATATAATGCTATAGCATCTGATATTCTAAAGGTAGTATCTGCTTTTAAAATTTCAGATTTATCTAATCCTCCTGCTACTAAACCACCAGCTATTATACCAGCTGTATTAGAAACAACATTTACTGTAGCTTGTCTTGAAGCCGCAGCTACAGGGTTTTTATTTTTACCCCCAGATATACCAAATGCGTTGGCTACCCCCTTAAACAAAGAGGATACAGCTACCCCGGCAGCTGCCCCGGCAGCAACTTCCGTAGCTCCTCTTATTGTAGGACTAGCCATTTGTTCTCTTGTCAGGCCAGCTGCATCCGGATTTCTTTTAACTTCAAATTGAGTTTTTTCTTGATTAAACTTAGACTTACCCCTAATATTAATGTTAAAAAGGATATAATGTTTAAGATTAGGAGCTGTCTGAAGATCGGAGGGGTATTGAGTTATTTTAACATTAAATTTATTTTGATCAAAACTACCCAGCCCTGCTCCCCGTAACTCAGAGGTTCGCGACTGATATTCTTTTAATGCATCTTCTCTTGGTGATTTTAAAGTAGTAGCAGTAGCCATTAATTTCCATAAATAGTAGATTAAGTTATATTATATTTATCACGTTATGTACAATGCAACATATAAAGGACGTTACAGGATCTCTAACCCTGTAAAATACAGAGGTAACATTCACGATGTTATCTATAGATCGTCGTGGGAATTAAAATTCATGAAATGGTGTGATACCAATATTTCAGTACTAGAATGGGGATCGGAGACTATGGTAATACCCTATAAGTCTCCTGTAGATAGTAAGGTACATCGTTACTTTGTAGACTTTTATATTAAAGTTAAAGATAGACATGATAATATTACCAAGTATTTAGTAGAAATTAAACCAGAAAAATTCACTAAACCACCTGAAATTCCTAAGAGACAAACTAAGAGATTTATTGATGAGGTGTTTCAATATGGTGTTAATCAATCTAAATGGAAAGCTGCCAATGAGTTTTGTGTTGATAGAGGCATGAAATTTCTAGTTTTAACCGAAAAAGATCTTGGGATATAACAGATAAATATTATTATGGCAACTGTTAATCCATTTAAAGATATGAGGATGAAGGCAGGTGATGTAGATCGCTCCTTCAACTGGTATCAGGTTCAAGTAAAGAATCTTAAGAACGTCAGACCTAATCAGTTGATGGCAAATACCCCTGAACTGACCACTACCATATTACCGGGTAATATGTATATGTTTCTTTATGATGCAAAGTTAAAAGATAAGTTACCGTACTGGGATATGTTTCCACTTGTACTTCCTTTTAGAAAAGTACCAGGGGGATTTTTTGGTTTGAACTTACACTATATACCGTACCAGGTAAGGTTTAAGTTACTTGCAGCAATGCATGATTTAGCATATGATGCTAAGGTTACAGAGAATACAAGACTTCAATTAAATTGGAGAATATTAAATGCATCTACTAGATACAGCCCGATCAAGGCATGTGTAAAGCACTATCTTTATGATCAGCTTCAATCTAGATTTTTAAAGATACATTACCCCGATTGGGTTACCGCTTCACAATTACCTGTTGAGAGGTTTATTGGAGCTAATAAAACAGAGGTCTGGAGAGATTCCAGAAAGAAATACTAATGGCAACATCTAATTTTAATTTAAGTCAGTTTATAGGTGCAGTTAGAGAGGATAGCCTTGCAAGAGTAAATAGGTTTGAGGTCTTTATTAACGCGCCAAAATCTCTTACATTTAAAAATAAATCTAATGCAGGTGCTGTAAGTTTGTATTGTGAAATGGCTAGTTTACCCCCTGTTAATATATCTACTAAGTCTTTTAAGATTTTCGGTCCTACCTATCAAAGACCATTTAGTGCCGAGTATGGTGGCGAAGGTATTTCCTTAACCTTTCACGTGGATAGGGATATGCAGGTTAAAAAGTTCTTTGATGAATGGACTGCTAAAGTAGTAGACCCGGATTCAGGGTTTGTAGGATTTCAAGAAGATTATATTTCGACCTTAAAGCTAAGGCAATTAAATGAGCAGGATCAGGTAACTTACGAGCTAGAATTAGAAGAAGCATTTCCAAGAAGTGTAAATCTTTTAGAATTAAATAATTCTGCTCAAAACCAAACTCATCGACTTAATGTATTATTTGCATATCGTTACTGGAGGGATGTAAGTCCTGAATTTCAAACTATGCCAATGGATATACCAAAACAGATATTGTTTCCTCAAGTACCAAGTACTGATAATAGAAATAATTCATTTGTTGATACAAGAAGTAGACAATTTAGTCCATTTTCAGGACACCTTGAATTTGATACCCCGGGTTCAGATTTACCCATTTCAGCTTAATAATAGGAAAATATAATGGCTTTACCAAAATTAGAAACACCAACGTATGAATTGATTTTACCTTCAACAGGTGATAAATTAAAATTTAGACCTTTCTTAGTTAAAGAACATAAGATTCTTTTAACGATGTCAGAGGCAGATAATAATGAAGTAGCAAGAATTATCAGAGAGTTAGTAGATGTATGTACGTTTAAAGCTCTAAAGATAAAAGATCTACCGCATTTTGATATTGAGTATATCTTTATGCATTTAAGAGCAAAGTCAATTAGCGAGACTGTTGAAGTAGTTGTTAATTGTGAGTGCGGAGAAAAGATTGATACCAGTTTTAATATTGATGAATTAAAGGTTGTAAAGCCTGAAGGTCATTCTAATAAAATTATGATTAATAATGAAATCGGTATTGAATTAAAGTATCCTAATATTGATGATGTTGTAGATGTATTTGCTACTAAAGATAATCAGAAGGTAATAGATCTAATTATCAGAAGTATAAAAGCCATCTACAATCAAGAAGAGTATTGGGAGGCATCGGATCAATCGAAAGAAGAGTTAGAAGAGTTTGTTTACTCTCTTACTAAAGAACAGTTTGATAAACTTGAACAGTTCTTTGTAACATCTCCAAAAATTGTTCAAACCATTGAATGTGATTGTCCTAAGTGCGGAAAACATAATATTTCCAAACTTGAAGGATTACAGAATTTTTTCGTATAACCCTTTCCCAAGATAGTTTAGTTAATTACTTTACACTGAACTTTTCATTAATGCATCATCACAAATATAGTTTGACTGAAATTGAAAATATGATGCCGTGGGAGAGGGAAATTTATGTTTCGTTATTGATAGATTATATTAAACAAGAAAACGAGAAGTTGAAAATACTTAAACAAAATGCGAGGAATACATGACTAGAGAAAATAAAAAAGAAGAAAAGATTCAGAAGAAAGCGGAAGAAGATTGGATGACCAAAAAATGGCGTCCGATGATGGCAATGATGTATATGACAGTTTGTATAATGGATTTCGCTATCTTTCCTATTATGTTTACTATAGTTCAGTTCTGGGAAACTGCTATACAAAATGACGCATTTAGACAATGGGTACCTATTACACTGCAGGGTGGTGGTTTGTTCCACGTAGCCATGGGTGCTGTTCTTGGTGTTTCAGCTTACGGTCGTACGCAAGAAAAGGTGGCAGGAGCATCAAATGTATCTACTGGGGTCTCAATAGGGGGGTATAATAACTCTACCCCAAGTTTTGGATCACCCCAGGCTCAATCCTTCGGGTCATCCCAGTCTTTTAATACTACAGAAACTGTAACTGAATTTAGCATGAGTCCTGCTCCTACATCGGCACCCGGTGGAAGAAGACCCGTTACTCCTAACTTCAACGTATAATGCAAACTCCAACAGCATCTGATCCTAGCTTCAAAGCGTTCCTGGAAAAACTCCAGGATCAAAATAGTCGCGGTTTTGTTACCCAACTGGTTCAGTTAAAAGCTGACCGAGAGAATGTAGGTAAAGATAACGATAAAAGAGAAGAGCAATTAGATGAGGTCATCTCTTCTCTTAATGAAGTAAGAACAGCTGTTACTGGTATCAAGTTAGATATAGATATTACCCCTCTGGTTAATATTGGGGAAAATCAGACTAAGTTATTAGAAGAAATAATCAGAGAGAATTCTTTAACAAGAAAACTTACTGAAGGAAGTGTTGAGTACGATAAAGAAGCTGCGCAATACCGGAATACCAGTGGTAGAGATATTGAAAGTAAAGTCTCAGGTAAGACATCTAAGGATGGTGGGTTCATAGATTTTGAAACTGCTAGAGATACATTATCAGGTCAAGGTAAGAGAGCAAAAGAAAATAATGCTTTTAGTCTTAAACCAATAAATTATACTCCTGGTAAGGCAGCAGCAGCAGCTGTAGGAGGTAAAGAAAAACCGGCAGCTAAAGAAGAGGTTTTAGATAAAACTGTGTTTAAAGGGTTTTCTGAAGAAGTAAAGAATGCATTTAAGTTCTATATGACCGATGGGTTATCTCAAGTACCTGGTTACGGTCCGTTTCAAGAACCACCAAAAGATGTAGAAAAGAAAGAAAGAGAAGCAAAAGTATCTAGCCCAAGACAAGAGAACCCTGAGGCTGATAATATCGCATCTACCGGAGAAATTGAAGCTGATGCTGCTA